GGGCTGGACGAAGCGAGAGTGATTTTATAGGACTAACACAAAAACCAGTAGCAGCTTACGCTTTTGGAGGTGACCCAGCCCGGAGCATTATACACGCTGCTGCAGAGAGAACCCAGATTAGTACAGTGATAGACATACTGGACGGGGGTCGAAGTGGTAAGGCAGTACCACACACTGTTTACCGCTCCCTGCGATTTGATGCTATCATGTGTTTCACAAGTTCTGCTGAAATAAACGGAGGAAATATGCCAAAAGTAGGTAAAAAGCACTTCAGTTATTCTGCTGCAGGGAAGAAAAAGGCAGCTGCTCACGCTAAGAAGACAGGTAAGAAGATGACTAATACCAGAAAGAAGAGGAAGTACTGATGTCTTGGACTAATTCTCTAATTGACGGAAAGGAACCTGAAGATGTTAAAGCTCGTCAGGACCTGTTTCTAAGTCTGTATTCCGAGATGGGCAGCATACGTGCTGCTGCTAAGGAGATGGATGTCAGCAGGCGAACTCCTACCCGTTGGATTAAGGAAAATGTTCAGGGTTTCAAGGAGAGATTTGAGGAAGCGAAGTACAATTTCAGGGAAATGTTACAGGATTTAGCTGTCAACAGGGTTAAAGAACAGAGTTCAAGGGACAATCCTGTACTGTTGATTGCTCTTCTTAACGCTCACTGGGCAGAGAAGTACCGACCCCAGACCATTGCGGTGGACGATACTGCTAAAGAAGTACTCTCAGAGATGCGTGACCGCTTCAAGGCTATGAATAGGGTAGATAATTCTGGTGAAGTGTCCGAGGTTAGCCCGGAACAACAGGTCGAAGATATATTAAAAGGCAAGGGTTACAAGGGAAATGATGGTTGACGGCGAGATGCCACTGTTTATAGGTGGCACTCAGGCAGAAATTAAGCGGTATGAACGGGCAATTATAGGGCAGGATGACGCTTCTCTGAGGATTGTCTACTCTGCAGATAAGATAATTGAGATTCTTTCCGAGGAAATGACAGCTGAAGAGGCAGTAGAGTTCTATGAATTTAACATTCTGGGAGCGTATATGGGGGATATGACCCCGATATATGTAAGTGAACATGACTCAATCAACGACTTCACCGTCCCAGATTAACGAACTTGCCGATTACATCTATGAAAAAATAGATTTCACCCCTACCCCACTCCAGCAACCCATCCTAGCTTCCCGAAAGAGATTTATACTGGTGGCTGGTGGTGAACAGGCTGGCAAATCTATGGTCGCAGCCAAGTATTTACTTGCAAGGTTTCTGGAGAATGACGATGCTGGACTCTACTGGCTGGTTGCAGCTGACTACGAGAGGACCAGAGCAGAGTTTGAGTATCTGGTAGATGACTTTGCACAGCTGGGACTACTCGCTGAAGCGTCTAAAAGAGTAGACCCCGGAAGGATAATACTCGCAGACGGTACCAGAATAGAAACTAAATCTGCTAAAGACCCACGCACTCTCGCTATGAGGGCACCCAACGGGATAATTGGCTGCGAAGCATCACAGCTGGACCTAGAAACCTTCAACAGGCTTAGGGGAAGATGTGCCCCGAAGAGGGGATGGCTGTTTCTGGCAGGAACATTTGAAGGTTCACTCGGCTGGTATCCCCAGATGTATCAGGCATGGCAGCACTCTGCTGGTGAAGACGAAAAATCTTTCTCACTTCCAAGCTATTCAAACCAGTATCTATACCCCGGTGGAAGACAGGACCCCGAAATTCTCGCACTGGAACGTGCTGCGTCAGATGATTTCTTCATGGAGAGAATAGAAGGCATACCCTCACCTCCACAGGGTATGGTCTTTAATGAAATCAGACCTGACTTACACGTTGAAGACGTACAGTACGAACCCGATGTTCCCGTTCATATATGGATTGACCCCGGTTATTCGGAGGCTTATGCCTGTGAGATAGTTCAGGTAGTCAACGACCAAGTGCGAGTTATAGATGAAATATACGAAAGGAACCTAGTTACTGATGAGATAATAGATATCGCACAGTCGAAGCCTTGGTGGAGAGATGCACAGTTTGGAGTGATAGATATCGCAGGGAACCAGCATCAGGCGATGGCTGCTCCTGCGGAAGTGTGGCTGGAGAGGACCGGGATATTTTTTGATTCAGAGAAAATAAGAATCAATGAAGGAACTGAACGCCTGAAGTCTTTTCTGAAGACAGACCCCGTTAACCAGAGAGAGCCTAGGATAGTTTTTAATCCTAAATGTAAGGGGATTTTATCCGAGTTCGGAGTACAGCCTAACCCTTTCGATGGACAGACCCGTGCCTACCGCTGGAAAATGGACCGAGATGGTAATATAGTAGGCAATACTCCAGAGGACAGATACAACCACGGAGTCAAGGCTGTGATTTACGGTCTGATTAACAGATACGGCTATGGATATATCGCAGATAACAAGATAATAAAGGTAAAACGCTGGTAAATGGCTAACTATAAACCTGAAGAAATCATAGCTTTAGTCGATAGTCACTACGACCAGACCGAACCACTGCGTTCACGCATGGACGATGACCATAAACTCTATCGCTTGGAAGAGTTTGACGCAGGAGAAGGCTACCAGTCGTACACTTCAAACGAACCACAGGTCTATGCAGACAAGTTAATCTCTTGGATGACCACAGCAGAGATGGTTATTCGTATTCCCTACGGTAATTCTGACAGGGAACAGAGAGAGAACAACGATGCCAAGGAGAGATTCCTAGCAGGAATACTCAAAGCTGCAGACGACAGGCTGATGAATAAGTTTCAGCCTACTGTAAGACAGCAGATGGCATGGTTCATTACCCTGAGAGGGTGGTATGCAGGCAGGGCACTGCTGGTTAAAGATGATGACGGTGAAACATTTGTAGATATTCAGCCGTGGGACCCGATGCACACCTACTGGGGTGAGGGAAAAAACGGAATATCGTGGGCTTGTTATAAGACTATTAAGACTCCATCAGAAATTAAGGCTATATGGGACGTTGATTTAAAGGGAGAGGGAACAGATACAGGGGATGAGGAGGGAATTGATGTTTATGACTTCTACGATAAGGAAGATAATATAGTCTGCACTGACGATACGATTCTTAAAAAGAGAACAAAGCACGGTTCAAACAGACCACCCGTATTTCTGGGACCTGTAGGTGCCACTCCCCTAGTACAGTCGATAACTGATACGGGAAATAAGGATACTGTCGAAGATTACGGTGAATCCTGCTACAAATCCTCAAGGGATTTGTTCGATAAGCACAACTTCATGATGAGTGTCATGCTGGAACTGACAGCACGTTCAAGAAGACAGGGGCTAAAGGTCAAATCCCGTGACGGTACCAAGACTCTTGAAGAAGACCCGTTCAAAGAAGGCTCTGAGATAGCACTCGGTCAGGGAGAGGACGTAGAACCCCTCGGATTACTTGAGATGGCTAGGGAATCAGGGGCTTTTATGGGCATGGTGTCAGGCGAGATGCAGCGAGGTGGTCTTCCACACTCTATATATGGGCAATTAGAATTTCAATTATCAGGTTTTGCAATAAATACCCTAAAACAGGGTGTTGAAACCGTTCTTGTACCCAGATTGTCTGCGTTGGAGAAGGCATATAGGAATATTTTCCAGTTGATATGCGACCAGTACATCACCGGAGCCTTTAAATCCATAGAGGTTAGCGGTCAGGACCAGAACAGGATGTACTTCAAGGAAGAGATATCCCCTGAAATGATAAAGAACGCAGGAGATGTTGAAGTTACCCTAGTTGGTCAGCTGCCTCAGGACGAAATGTCGAAGATGAGCATGGCTCAGATAGCAAGGGAAGGTCCTTCCCCACTGCTGTCGGATGTATTCATCAGGGATAACATCCTAGGTCTGCAGTCAGCAGACCAGATGGATGATTCTATTAAGACACAGATGGCAGAGAGCATGTTGCCCGAAGCAGGACTTTGGTCTATGCTTCAGGCTGCTCTACGTTCAGGTAGAGAAGATCTAGCACAGTTTTATCAGGGCGAACTAATGCGTTTGTTCCAGATGAAACGAATGGAACAGGTACAGATGATGCAGGGTATGGCTCCGCAGGGAGGTGGACCGCCACCTCAGGGACCACCCGGACCACCGCCTCCAATGGGAGGACCTCCGGGGTTACCTCCACAGGTAATGCCTGATGCAGGACTGGGAGGTCCACCAGTTCCACCTACCGCTCCAGTCGGTCCGTCAGTACCTCCGGGTACTCCAAGACCGGGGGCACAAAGCAGTGAAAACAGGCTGGCTAACATGGGATTAATACCACCAGCAGGAGGATAAGATATGGCTAGGGAAGACTATCTAGATGAAATAAGACTTCAGAACGCATTAAACAAGCAGAAAGCTATGCAAGCAGCTTCAGCTGCTGCCCAAGCAGCAGAGAAATCCCGTAGAGAAAGAGAAATCTTTCAGGAAATGATGGCTGGTCTTAGAGCAAATCAAGCACAGGCAGCAACAGTTACGAACGCACCGTTCACTGTAGACCCATCTGCATTTGCCAATCCAATCCAATCAGTACCACCTCCTGCATTTGACCCAAGAGCTGGAGAGGGGAATCCCTTCGCTTCTGGTGTTACAGGTAATACAGGAATAACTCAATCCGTTTATGGGACGGGAATTGATTGGGATACTGAGGCTTGGTACATAGATAAAAACGGTACCATGCAAATTCTTCCTCCTAATAATCCCAAGACAGGGGGGGTTTGGGGTATTGGTGAAGGGGATATAGGAAGAGATACAGGGATGACTGATGAGGAATTTAAGCTGGCATGGGCACAACAGTATGCCCTAGGTAAAAAACCTCCCTCAGCGTGGAGTAAACTGGGTGGTGGTACAGACGCTCCTAACGAAAGACAAGCCTTAAAACTACTGCAAGATAAAGGACTAGGTACAGGGGCACTTGAGCCAGACGAGAATAGATGGACCCAAGAGAAGCAAGACGCAGCTAGACGGGATGCAGCAGCACTCAGTGTATATACTGATAGAAGTAGTGCTGAAAAAGTAGGACGAGACAGTGGATTCCTTGGTGGTG